ATTTCTTTACATATCTACTTGACCATACTACAATTGTAGCAGAAGATGATCCATATCTAGATAAATTCATCCAAATGGATAAAGAAGGTATTATTCAATTACGAGTACTCCCAGCTACAGGATGTGAACGTTTTGCAGAATACCTTTACAAACAAATCAATACATTTTTAAAAGAAGAAACAAACGGCCGTGTACGAGCCACAAAAGTAGAAGTTTATGAACACGAAAGAAACTCAGCAAGTTATGGAGAATAATAAAATGTTATCACTGTATGATTATTTAGGGCACGCCGCCGGTAGTGAATTAGGAAAAAAAGTTGCAGCAACAGCAACAAAACTTAAAGTACCTATTAATTTCCGTGAAGTCAAAACCAAAACATATACAGGTCAAATTTTACTTTACCCTGAAAGTTTTTTAAATACATATTTTAATAAAAAATGAGCGCAATCAATCCAAATAAACTATTAATTAGCTCAGACTTTTATAGTGTACAAGGTGAGGGAATATCTACAGGTATTCCTTCATACTTTGTTCGCTTAGGAATCTGCAACTTAACCTGTGGTATGTCTCGTAAGTTTGCCAATCAACTAATGAAAGATAAATCGTTAGAGGATGGGGAGATATTCAAAGGTGACTTAGAGCTAGAAGGTAAAGCAACATGGACTTGTGATAGTACTTCTCAATGGTTATGGAGAGGTGAAGAAAAAGACTTCCAATATCTAATCGATCAATGGAAAGAACAAGGTATCTATGAGGATATTAAAAACGGTACTATTCACATCATTTGGACTGGTGGTGAACCTACAATTAAAGGACATCAAGATGCTATTCATAACTTTTTATTCTACTGGTATTACACACTACCAGAACAACCTATTAGTTTATCAAAAGATGGTAATATTATTAAACCATATAATGAAATTGAAACTAACGGTACTGTAGTAATTGAAGATAAGTTATTTGTAATGCTTGACCAAATCAACTGCTCACCAAAGTTATCCAACTCAGGCATGACTGAAAAACAACGTATTGTTCCTGCAGCCATCCAACGTATTATGGAGCATAGTAACTATCAATTTAAGTTCGTTATTTCAACTGAAGATGATGTTAAGGAAATATTCCGTGACTTTATTGAGCCATTTAATATTCCACTTAAAAACGTTGTGTGTATGCCAGGTTTAGATAGTCAAACTGATTTCCACGAGCGTACTCAGTTTACATTGGAGATGGCTAAAAAATATAAATTTAGAGGATTAACAAGATTACATATTTCAGCTTGGGATAAAACATTAAATGTTTAAGTATCTTTTACTATTTATTACACTATTTGCTTACTCAAAGCTTTCAGCGCAGGGATCAAATACTTGCGCTGGAGCAGCTGCTAATCCTATAACTTTACCATTCTTTGGTAATAACCAATCAACTTGTGGAGATGGTAATGACTATACAGGAAATAACCCTTGTATATTTACAGCTACAGGTAATTATTATGGTGGTCAAGATTGGTTATATAGTTTCACTCCTAATCAAGATGGTTATGTAAGCATCTTATTAAATGATGTAGTAGCTACAGGAACCGCATACCCAGTAATAACATTATCTAATGCATGCCCAGGAACTTTTGGAGCATGTATGGGATTTTCACTATATAACCCATCTACAAGCAATGCATCAATAGTAGAATATTTACAAGCAAATCAAACTTACTATGTGTTAGTAGACAACTATGTTTGGGGTAATTATTTTGCTAACTGCTCTCAATTTGATTTAAGAATACAGTTTACACCAGTAATACCTCAACCTAGTTGTACTAACATAGGTTTTAGTAGTAACAATTTTAATGGTTGGTTTGGTACAACAGGTTTAGCAACAAGAGCTTATATTGGAGCTCCAACACCTAATTATGATGCAACAGCTTTAGGAATAGTCCCTGGAAGGCATACTATAATGACCGGTGGCAATGATCCATGTGGTGGATTTCCAAGAGTAGATCCATTAGGCGGACCATTTTCTGTTAGATTAGGTGATGCTAATGTTAATTCACAAGCAGAACAACTAACACAAACATTTATGGTAAGTAATACTAATAATAGTTTTACATATAGATATGCTGTAGTGTTTGAAGATCCAGGTCATACATCTAATGAACAACCATTCTTTAGAGCACTATTAAGAGATCAAAGTGGTAATGTTATTCCATGTTCCGAGTTCGTAGTGTCTGCTGCAGGTAATCTTCCTGGATTTTTTAACTCACCTAATTGTTTAGGAGTTAGATATAAACCTTGGAGTACAGTAAATGTTGATTTAAGTAATTATATAGGACAAGCAGTTACAGCAGAATTTACTACTGGAGATTGTGCACAAGGAGCCCACTATGGTTATGCTTATATAGACGCAGCATGTTCACAATCATTCTTAGAAGCATATCCTGATACTATATGTGTTGGAGAATCAGCAACACTCACCGCACCAAATGGTTACCAATCTTATTTATGGCTCCCAGGTAATCAAACAACCCAAAGCATTACTGTAACACCAAATACCAGCACCACATATCAGTTAAATTTAGTTGCATTTAATGGATGTGTTAGTTCAATACAAATCCCAGTCGTAGTTGTACCCTATCCCACAGTTACACTTTTTACTAATTAAAGAATTGGGATTTCAAGATTTTTGTTATTATATTTACCTCAAACAAATTTAATATTTAAGGTTATGAAAAAATCACTGATTCACTTAAAATGGATGTATTTGCGTTACAAAAATCGTGCCCGTAACTCATACAATGGAAAAAGAAAATTAGATAACAATGAACAACTAATTCGAGACATTGTTATAAAAACTGCTTCAAATCCTAAAAATTTTATTTTAGTATCACCAATTTCAAACCGAGTACACATCCAAACAGAAGATAAAGATTACGCTGTAATATTATCTGAGAACCGAGTTAAAATTGCAAATCACAGAATGTTTATTGAAACATCAATAGATCCGTTTTTTAGTAAAATGCTTTTTGGTATTGTATTTCGATATGTAGAAAAATATCGTAAAGATGTGGATAAAAGTACTTATGAAAATGAATTACATGGATTAAATTCTATTTTAGATCAATTAAATAAATAAAAAATGAAATATATTCAAAAAGCTAACACTAATGTTCCTCGCACATCTGAGGAAATCGAACAAATGATTACTGAAGCATCTCAACACTATGGTAGATTTTTAATGTCAATGGGATTTGATTACTCAGCAGATCCACAAACTATAGATACACCTCGTCGTGTAGCTAAAGCATGGTTGAAAGATCTAGTATTAGGTTCAATTACAGACGAACCATCAATGACTGTTTTTCCTAATGAAGAAAACTATGATGGAGTAGTAATTCAAACAGGTATTCCTGTTGTATCACTTTGTGCACATCACAATCTTCCATTTACTGGATATGCTTCGGTAGCATATGTTCCTGGAGAAAAAGTAGTTGGACTATCCAAACTAAATCGAGTTGTAGATTGGTTTGCTCGTCGTCCCCAAATGCAAGAATCACTAACACAGCAAATCCATGATTTTCTAGCTAAAAAATTAGAATGTGGTTCAGTAGCAGTTAGTATTGCTTCTAAACATATGTGTTGTTCAAATCGTGGTATTAAACATCCTACCTCTACAATGTGTACTAACAAATTTAGTGGTGTATTTATGGAGCCTGGGAATCTAATTCGTGAAGAATTTCTACACGCTATCGCTAAAAACGGTCCGGAGTTTAATTAAGATAAAAAAGGCTATAACGAAAGTTATAGCCTATCTATATTTTTACAATATTTATTATCGCCAAACAAAAATATTGCGATGATAAATACTACAAAAATATACCTAGTAACTAATTGTTATGGAAATTCTAATAAAGTTTATATAGGTAAAACTAAAAATTCTCGAGAAGCTGACCATAAACGATCCTTTGGCTCTCATATAATATATACTTATATTGATGAAATAAATTCTTTAGATCATAAAGATTGGGAGCCATTAGAAACATATTGGATAGAACAGTTTAAACAATGGGGGTTTGAAGTATTAAATGAAAATAAGGGTGGAGGAGGTCCTATAACTCATTCTGAAATGGTAAGAGATAAAATGAAAGGGCCTAAACCTTATTTATTTAAATCTATACTTCAATATAGTTTAGAAGGAAATTTTATTAAAGAATGGTTAAGTATTAATGAAGCAGCTTTGTTTCTTAATAAAAAATCAGGAGCAGCCATAATAGAAAATTGTTCTCAAAAAAGAAAATCAGCTTATGGATTTATATGGAGATATAAAGAAAATCCTTTAGAAAAAAACTTCATATATAAAAAAGATAAATACACTAAACCTGTTCTACAATATGATTTGCAAATGAATTTTATTAAGGAATGGCCAAGTCTATCTGAAGCTAAAAAATATACAATTGGAGATATCCAGGCATGTTGTAGTGGAAAACAGCAGACAGCAGGAAAATATATTTGGAGATTTAAAAATTAAATTGGGATTACAAAATTTTCTTTTTATATTTAGATTAAATAAAAGGTTATAATTAATTATGAAATACAGATTAGGTTTTTTGTTTCACAGAATTATATACGATAATTGGTCGTGGGAGTGTACTATCTTACCATCACTACGCGTTGAACGAAATAAGTATAGCTTTATTTCTACTGGTGTACACGGAGACTGGTGGGCACTATATATAAACTTTCTATTTTGGGACTTTGGAATAAAAATATATCAAGATTATTAATATGAAAAAAATACTAACAGTAATAGGTTTGCTTGCATTACTAACTTCATGCCAATATGATAGGGGTGATATACCACATCCACCTACAGATTTTATAGAAATCCACGGCAAGGTATATAAGATAATGTCTATTGTACCTTGTGATGGATGTAGCAGCATGTGGATTATGTATCCCAAAGATAGCCTCGACAGTCAACCTCAGGTTATAAAATACGATGTAAAACAAGGTAAACAAACAATAAATCAAACAGTAATTAAAGTAGACTAATATGGGAAAAATAATTTTAGAATTTGATGCGCTTGAAGACGCACAAGATGCAAGAACAGCATTAGATGGTTGGAAGTGGAAAATGGCTATGTGGGATTTAGATCAATTACTACGTAGTACAACCAAACATGGAGTTAGTTTACTTGATCCCAAAAAGGAAGCCTCAAGTGAGGAAATAGAAGTGGCTTATAAAATTCGTGATGAAATACGAGAAATGCTTACTAGCTCAGGTTTAAACTTAGAAGACTAATATGAAATACAAACTCAGGACATACTATACCAACAATATACGAGGTTGGTTCATTCAGTGTACTTTATTACCAAGCATCACTATTACTCACAATAAACAAAACTTTATTGAAACTGGTGTTTATGGTAAATCATGGACTCTTTCCTTTGAGTTTTTATTTTGGAGTTTTGGAATAACTTTATATCAAGATTATGAATAAAGAAACACTATACTCAGAAATTGAATATCTAATCATTCAATGGAGTAATGATGGAACCAAAACTGCAGGTTCTCTTACTAGAGAAATAATGAAAACAATAGAAAGTTATGAAAATAATAGTTGAAACAGAAGAACTAAAGCAGGAGATTCTTAAACAGAGCGAATACATACACAATTTCTTAATCAATAAAGATGATGTTAAGAATCTTGGTAAAGATTGGTTAATAGGTCTTGATTCAGATAAGGCTGGAATATTGATGCATTTATATATGGCACCACAAATAATTGAAGTAAATGAACAACCTAGATAAAACATACACAGCACTCCTTCAAGACATATTAGATAATGGAGTAGAAAAGAAAGATAGAACTGGAACTGGAACTATCTCAGTTTTTGGTAGACAAATCCGTCATAAAATGAGTGAAGGTTTTCCACTACTTACAACCAAGAAGATGGCTTGGAAAACTATGGTGACTGAATTACTATGGTTTTTAAGAGGTGATACAAATATTAAGTATCTTGTTGATAACGATACTTCTATATGGAACGGAGATGCCTATAAAAATTACCTAAAGAAAAGAACATTTGCAAATAAGGATAATGTAAGAGAACCGGTTACATTAGAAAATGGTATGACTGGTGAAAGATCAAGACAATTCACTCAAGAAGAGTTCATCAACCGTATCAAAACCGATGATGAGTTTGCTAAAAAGTGGGGTGAATTAGGACCGATTTATGGTAAGCAATGGAGAAGTTGGAAAGGATTTCATGAAGGACAACATGACATATTAAAAGTAATTGAGGGTATTGAAAAACATAAAGATTACTTAGAAGGTATAGATCAAATTTTTAATCTAATCTATAACCTTAAAACAAATCCAGACTCAAGACGATTAATGGTTTCGGCTTGGAATGTAGGTGAATTGGGTTCAATGGTTCTTCCACCTTGTCACTATGGATTTCAAGTTTATACAAGAGAGTTGAGTTT